CTCAGTAAACAAGGAGTAGGCTGCTATATGGGTAGACTCTCTATCTGCATTCCCTCTTAGCATCATACTTACTTCTGTAGGCTTAAAGATTCTTAGTAGTACATCATACCCATGTCCTACCTCTACATCATTCTGTGTGAATAATCTTAGTAGTTCAGTAATAAAAGCCTTCTCTTCCTTATTTCCTTTATTAAAATCCTCTACATCCTCTGCCAAAGGAACCTCATCCCAATGCCATACCATCTTATCATGTATCTCCCAATGCCTAAAAGCTTCAGGATACTCCATAGGCTTAAAGGTTCTTGATGCTTTTAGTAAACTCATATTTCTCTCTCCTTCTTATGCACACCCAAGGCATGTGTCTTTTTCTAATTCTATTCCTTGTCTCTCTGTTGTTCCTACATTTGCTCTATTAAGGGCAGTACTTCTTACATAGTATAAACTCTTAAGTCCTTTCTTCCAAGCCTCTACATGCGTATCATATAATAGTTGTACATTAATATCAGCCGGTAAGAATAGGTTAGTACTAATACCTTGTGTGATATATGGTTGCATTACAGATACATTATCTACAATAGCTCTAGGATTAATCTCATAGGCTGTCTTGAATACTTCCTTATCTTCATCTTTCATCCATACTAGGTGCTGTACACTTCCTTGTGCTTTAGTAATACTCTTCCAAGCATCAGCATAGAAGTCTCCTATGTACCCTTCATACTCTACTTCATACTTTCTTATTAGGTTATCAAGAAACTTATTCTTAATAGTATAAGAACCTATGTTAGTCTTAGCTGTATATACATTACTAACTCTAGGGTCAATTCCCGGTGAGCTTAGGTTACATAGTGTACTAATACTAGCAGTAGGTGCAATGGCTGTTACATTAACATTTCTATTAAGCCCTGATATAGGTGCTGTACCTTTCTCTACTCCTAGTCTAATATTACTAAGTTCTAGGTGACTATGTATATGTTTGAATATAGACTCTGTTACATACTTAGAAGCTAATGATTGATAGGGGAGATTCTGAGCCTGTAAGTAGCTGTGGTAACCCATAACACCTATACCAATACTTCTCTCCTCTAAGGCCCCTTTACGGGCTTTGTAGAACCCTTCCTTACCTTCTGTTAAATCAATGAATGCTTGCAGTACATTATCTGTATATCTATGTACATCCTCTAAAAATTTTTCATTAGTTTTCCATTCATCAAAGTACTCTAGATTTACTGAAGTAAGACAGCATACACCAGAAGTGTCTTCATCTGTGTGTAACATAATCTCACTACACAAGTTACTAGTCTTTATAGTCCTACCTGAATGTTTATATTCAATAGGGGCCAACCTGTTAGCTGTGTCTTTAAAGAATAGATAAGGTTCACCTGTCTCTACTCTACTAATAAGTATCTTCTTAAATAAATCAAAAGCATCTACTGTCTCTATAACCTTACCAGACTTAGGAGATACTAAGTTCCAAGTCTCTCTAGCTTCTACTGCTTCCATAAAGGCATCTGATATAGCTACCCCATGATGAATGTTAGGAGACCTTCTTTCTGAGTCACCTGTAGGTCTTCTAATGTCTATAAACTCTTTTATCTCTGGGTGTGAGATATCAAGATAAACAGCTTGACTAGCTCTCCTAAGTCCTCCTTGACTGACTGCAAGTGTAGTGCTATCTGATACTTTAATGAATGGGATAATTCCACTTGACTTTCCATCTTCCCCAATACTTTCTCCAAGTCCTCTAACATTAGACCAAGTAGTTCCAATTCCTCCTCCATACGAACCAAGCCAGTTGTTCTCTTCCCACACACCAAAGATACCACTCTTGCTATCCTCAACCTCATTCGTGTAACAAGATATGGGAAGGCCCTTCTCAGGGAGTCCAGCATTTGAACTGATTGGTGTACTTGGCTGGAACCAATAAGATTCAATGTACTGTTTAATTCTCTCTGCATGTTCTTTATCATCTGCATAAGCAGAGCTGACTCTTTCAATCCAATCATTGTAATCTTCCTTCCCATTAAAGTATCTCTCCTGATACATATCTTGGGAGAACTTACTTAGTCCTTCCCATCCCCTCTTACTCTTCATTTGTAAATCCTTTCATACAATCTTTAGGTGGTGTCTTATAGTGTGTACACGCTTCTTGATAGGAACAGTACCCACACATCCAATCTTGACAATCTTTACTAGGTTGTTTGTTCTGTTTAGTTACAGCTATTTTACCTTTAATATAAGTATCTATAGTACTAACAGGTAGCAGGTCTAACCATACTTCTTGATACTCTGGATATGGTGCATAGGATGCATGCCCTGGAGTGAATAGATAGATAACTCCTTTATCTTCTATATCAAATAGTCCATCAAATAACCATCTATAGATACTCATCTGTAGTTGTTCTTTCTCTTGTTCTGGTTTAGGATTAGGAGCAGCCTTAGTACCTATACCTAGAAACTTCCTAGTAGGATAGTCCCCCTTTAACTTTATATCTCCAAGTCTCCACTTGTTTACACTATATCTCCATCTAAGTTCATCACAGGTTCCCCCAATTCTAGTACCATCCTCTAGTGTTCTTACCCAAGAGAACTCCTTTACTGTACCATCCTCATCTTGTGTCTCTATAGCATTGTGTAATGCACTACCTAAGAAGGACTTAAACCCTACTGTCTTGTCTTGTTTATCCTCTTCATATAGTGTATGTGCTTTGGCCCACAGCTGGGCACTAGGCATAGTAATATCAGTAACAGAGAACTCACAATCTTTAGGTCTATATGTACTCTTCATCCATTCATTTTGTATCTTACTCATTGTATTCTCTCTCCTTTATTAGTTCCAAGTAGTGTATAGCCTTGTCAATATCTTCTACTCCATTCTTACTTCTATGTCTGGTAACATACTTGATAACATTACCTTCTAAATATCCTAGCCCATTCTCACAGATATAATCAACAGGCTGTATCTTCATCTTACTATAGTGGTCTCCTCCTACTTGCTTATCCTTACTCATGTATAAACTCCTCTACTAAATACTTATGCTCATCTGGCATCTGTTTATATATCTCATATGCTAACTCTCTAATCTCCCATAAAGCAGCCTTACTAGTTCTAAGTTCTAGGAAGTTCTGCAATGCTCTAAGGTTTACTGTCCATACTAATGAAGTCTTATATGCTTCTGGTAGACAGTACTTAGTGATATCATTTGATAGTCCACTATTAAGTATAAGTCTTAGAGACTCTAATGACTCTAGTATACTTCTAGTTACTAACAAACTTCTAGGAATGATTACATACTTAGATGCTCTATCTACTGACTTATCATCATTATTAAATGGCTCCTCATCTTTTAGTTCCTTTAGTGTATACCTAGTAGACTTTACTGAGAGGGATGCATGTCTATGTCTAGCTAACTCCTGTAAGCATGCTCTACTAATTCCATCTATATCAAATGAGTATACTATATGTTCTAGCGTACTTGCATGTTTATTCTTATTACCTACTCTATGTATTAGCTCTTTATCCTTCTTACCCGTAACTATTTCAAAAGATATATTTCTACAGTATCCACAATTCTCACATGTTTCATACTCACCATAGTCAATTCTATCCCATGTAGTTTCTTCACCACATTCTTTACAAGTATTATGTCCACTATCACTCTTACCTTCACTAGCCCAACATTTCCTTATAGCTTTACTAGCTACCCATAGTGGTGTGTAGTGTAATAACTTAACCTTCATTGTACATACATCTCCTCTAGTAGAATCTTAGCTATCATTCTCTCTGGCCCTACAAAGTTATCTGGCTTAGTAATCTTACCAGCAGAGTTCTTAGTACTAGACTTAGTATTGTTAGCTGCTGTAACTGCTAGTAGGATATCATTCATCTTAATCTTATCATTACCACATAGCTTGTACAAAGAACCTACTGCTACTACTAGTATATCAGCTAAGGCATCTGCTTGCCCTACTCTATCCTCATTATCTATAGCTTCCTTATACTCATTAAGTTCCTCCTCTAGCATAGCTTCTTCTAACTCAACTGAGTATCCATAGTTACCTCTCACATCATTCCATTCTTGTACTTCCTGTATAAAGTCAAACATATTATTTCTTACCTTTCTTTTTAGCTTTGTTTTCTTTTCGTATTTCTTCTATAATCTCATCTAATCTAAACATGTCAAGTGGTGTCTTAATACCATACTTATGTTTAAATCTTTCTATTGCCTGCATCAACTCTTTAGGATTAGTATCTCCCATATCATTTCCTCCTCTCTCTTTCTAGGTGGTGTATAGTCTTATGACAATTACTACATACTAGTATACACTTTCTTAATTCATTCTCTATCTTAGACCATCCATGGTGCATAACGCTAGATAGGTTATTCTCTTTCCCCTCTTGGTCATGGTGGTGTAGTTCATATATAGGATGGTCACTCTCTATCCCACATATCATACACTTCCTAGCACCAAAGAACTTAAAGACCTTATCCCAATTC